TGGCCGACCGCCGCTGAATCGCATCCTCCAGCGCAGAGGAGCGTGACGCAGCGTTCAGCTCGTCGCTGATGACGTTGCGGGCCGTGCCGAGGTATTGGTTGTCCAGTCCGCGAGCCAGTTGATTGACCGTATCGAACTGGAGGCTGGTCATGGTGGGAACCAAGCGGCGAAGCTGCGCCTCTTGTTCCTGCATGGTCTGTATAGCGCTGCGCGTGGCAGCGTTATACATCGCGTCATAGTTGATCGGCGTTGGCGCCGCCGGTTGCGGCACGTTGTAGGTGATGCTGGTGCCGCCGCCACCACCACCTCCGCCTCCGAAAATGTTTGAAACTACTCTTCCTACGCCTCCCATAATTTTATCTCCTTGTTGTTGCTTTTAGTAATTTAGACCACTCGTAAACTCTCGGCTCAAAGCCGCTGCGCCGGAACCATGCCGCGTATTGGTGCGGATGGGTTGCCACGCGCATATACTCGCGCACCGGATTGTCGTGACCGACTGCCGACGCCAACCGCACGAACCAACAGTTAGGCTTGCCGTCTTCAAAGCGTTGCTCCTCCGCATTCCAGCGCACCTCTGACATCAACACAAAGACCTGCGCCGTGGCATGGACAAGACCATTGGCCAGATGCCACCCCAGCAACTCCTCGAAAGTCGCCGTGGCGTCGTTGTCCTCCTGCCATTGTTTTGCCTTCTGCCATGCGATCATTCGCTTTCCTTTTTGATCTCCACCACATCCACCTTCGCCATGAAGTCGTTGAGTTGCGTGACAGCAAACTCCAACAGCAACCGGCTACCCGATGCGCGGGCGGCGGCGTAGGCTTCGATCAGTTCGGCGAGTTGTTGTTTCATAGATTAGGCTCCGATGAGTCCGTGGGTCGTCAGGTCGTCGATGAGCGCCTTGACGCGCTCGGCGAGTTGGGCCGTGGTCACTGTGCTAGTCGCAAATGCTGTCCGCGTGGCCGTTCCGGTCGGCGCGGCCCATCCTGTGCGGCGGTTGGTGACTACTTGCGTGTCATCTACGCGCCACACGCCGGTCACGTTTGCATCGCCATTGACATCGAGATGGTAGGCGGGCGCCGCGTCATTGATCCCAACATTCCCGCTGGTATCAATCACCACGCGGGTGACGTTGGCGGTAATAAGGCCAAGCGAATGATTTGAGACTGCTCCAATTTCAGAGCGGTTAGAAGAGTAAGATATTCCGCCAACAATCGTGCCGTTGCCACCCGCAAGAATACCACCGACCACATCTAATTTATATGCAGGCGTAGCCGTCCCAATCCCCACATTGCCGCTGGCGTCGATCAGCATGCGTGTGGCTGCTGCGGTATTATCATAAAAGACCAACGCACTTGGCGCGTATAGAAAGTTGCCTCCAGAAGAGATTGAGAAACTGCGTGCGCCGGAGGAGGAATCTAGCACTATCGACGGCTCAATGCCGCCAATGGTAATGTTTCTTCCTGACGTTGAAGCAGGCGAACTCGTCCCGATCCCCACATTGCCGCTGGCGTCGATGCGTAGGCGTTCGTTGCCTGCTGATACAGCGTTTCGGCCAGACCAGATAGCAAAAGCATCTACACCAGCAGGTTGTCCAACAACCCAGTCTTGAATAGTATTTTGTGTTATTTGTATTTGTGATCCGGTATGACCAGAGGCTGAACTATTTGTGATAACTGCATTTATACCGTTGGATGGGTTTGCTGTGGCGACGGTTAACCTTGCATTAGGTGTCGTCCCAATCCCCACATTGCCGCTGGCGTCGATGCGCATGCGTTCGGTGAAGCTAGATCCGTTTGTGCTATTTTGCCAAACGAGTGCGCCGCTATCTACGTAGAAGAGGTTTTGATATCTAAAGTTTGTATTTCCAGACGCAAATACGACGGAACTGTTCGCTACCCCAGCGTTTCCTATCAAGGCTAGGCTTGTCTCCGGTGCGCCGAAAGCTGTGGAAGCGCCGTTTATATCAACTTTTGCTGACGGACTCGTCGTCCCAATCCCAACATTGCCGCTGGCGTCGATGCGCATGCGCTCTGCGTTATTGGTCCCAAACGACAGCGCAAAGTTGCCGGTGTTGGTGATCGAGCGGTTTGCTGTGCTGAGGGTGATGTCTTGACCGCCGAAGGCTGGGGCGACTTTGGTTCCGGCGATGGCGGCGGTGGCGCTGACATCGGCGTTGACGATCTCGCTGACGGTTCGGGCGGAATTCAACTTAGTCGGGGTCACGGTATCCCCAGAGGTGAAGGTGTAATTATAGGAGGCCATAGGGTAGTTGAGAGATGAAGGTTGAGCGTTGAGAGATTAGGCGGCAGAGCGTGTTTCCGTGGGCGGCAGGGACTTGGGCGATGCCTCGATGGATGCCGAGCGGATCTCCGGTCGGCCGTTTGATGTTTCGTAAATGACTTCGGCGCTATGCGCCTTGTAGCGCACTGGACTCTTCATGTTGTAGTCTTCCACGCCGCTGGTGCTATTGGTCAGCGTGCCCACTGTTGTTTCGGTGTCAGGGTTAATCGTGCTGATCTTGGTCGAGACGCTGGCGCCTGCCGGAATGACGACATCGGCGATGGTGCGGAGGAACCGCTTGCTGTGCATGTCGCCAAAGTCGTAGCGGCGGGTCTTGATGCTGCCGGTGATGGGGTTGCTTCCGGTCAAGCTGCTCGCCGCATTGGCGTCCACGGCAGTGCCCTCTTCTTCCAGCAGGTAGAGGTTGCCGGAGCGCGGCACCGAGAAGACGCGGCGCTGGCTGTCGTAGGTTCCTACAAGGATCTGGTTGACCGATGCGCTGCTCGGATAGATGTCGCGGTATTCCCAAGTGTCCGTTAAGGCGTTCCAAGCAACCACCAACTGGTTGCCGTCGAGCGGGTCGGCGCTGGTTGGGAGGGCAACGAGATAGCGATTGCTGTGCCAGATGCCAAAGGCGCTGCGCTCTACGCGGGACTGAACCACTTGGCTGAAGAGGTCGGCGATAGGTTCGCTGAGAGGTTTGGTATCGCCGCGAACCTTGAGGTCCAAGGCGCGGTCTAGGCGGTAGATACCGGCATCACTGAGGAAGAAGACAAAGTTACCGGCGGTGACGATGGTGTTCCTTGCACTGCATCCGATCTCGTTGGTGAGGAGCGTGAGTTGCGAGACCGGAGTGTCCACCGAGAAGTCGCTGCCGTCCGTGGAGGCGAATTGATTGAGCGTGGCGAGCCAGATGGATTTGCGGCAGAAAACGAGGGCTTGGCCTTCGACCCATGGATGCACGGCGACAATGCGGTCATCGCCGCCTGCGCCTGCGCGGAAGCTGTTCCAGAATGGATCGTAGAGGTCGGGGTCGAGAACGTCGCTGATCGCCACGGTGTCGCGGTTTTTGGCGAACCAAAGCCGGTTATTATGGTAGCTCGCCCAGCCGGTGCTCGGCATGGTCGTGTAGGTGACGCCTGCGGCGGGCACGCCTGCGGTGGCGCGGACGAAGTTGCCGCTTCCACCATCCCAAAATAAAGGCGGCTTTACTCGGCGGACTTTGATGGTCGCGGCGGCATGCGTGGCGGTGCCGGAGGGAACGGTGATCTCAAAGGAGTTGGTATTAAGGTTGGTGCCAAGGACGCGGAACTCATGGCCGTCAAAGGCGGGCGTTGTAGAGCCTTCGATGCGAACGGTGGCGCCTTCAGGATAGCCGTGAGCGTTGACATTCACCGTGGCCGTAGTGGACGACACGGTGATACCGGAAGAGTTTGTCAGCTTCTCTGCGTAGGCTCCGGCGCGGGCGGCCTCGCGCAGGATGTAAAGTCGGTCAAACGCCTGCACGATGCTTACGGTATCGGTTCCCTCAATGCGCTCATCGGGGCTGGTCGGGTAATTCTTAATGACCGGCGAGGCTCCGTCGCGCCAAAGCCACGCTTGGTCGTTGCCAGCAAGCACGATGTATTCCGCCGCGTTTTCGTAGTTCTGGCTGGCGAAGACTCCGGCCGCATAGAGTCCGCCATCGTAGGAGTCGCGGACTTCGGGGCCGTTGTTGGCGATGATGGTTCCGGTGGCCGGTGTCGCGGGGCTGCCGCTGACGGTGTAGGTGAAAGTATTGGCGTCCGTCACGGTGACAATGAAGTCGCCGTTGTAGTCTGTCTCGGCGGCGCCGCGGATGTTCACTTGGTCGCCGGTGGTGAATCCGTGGGCAGTAGCCGTGACGGTGGCCGTGGTCGAGGCGCGGGTGATCGAGGTGACGGTCTTGTCTGTGCCGAGGGTAAAGTCGAGAGTCAGCGGGGCGCCGGTCGTGCCGATGGTGTCGGTGAGGCGTTTTGATCCTTTGCGGGTCTGCGCGACTCCGCGATCCAAGCGCATGTTCACGCTGTCTTGCAGCATGCCCGCCGCTAACGTCAGCGGGTTCAAGCGGCTGGCGAAGCCGATGAAGCCGTTGTCGCCGTCGCGTTGGACTGGAGATTCGAGGGACATGGGGAAGTTGGCAGTCGTCAGTTAGCAGGCGTCAGGGCAGAACGGAGTCTGCTCTTAAAGCGGGCGGCGTCGCCGGGGGAGATGTCGGTTTTGCGGGTTGGGGCGACTTGTTGGTGGGTGAGGACGAGGTTTAGGGGGATGTTCCACTTGCGCATGCGGGGGACGAGGTA